CTCCACTAGTTTTACCAGCAGCAGCATCGGATTCTTTGGACCCACAGTTTGTATATAGAGGGTTTGGCAAAACATGGGACTACCTAATAACTGTTGAGTATGGATATACAACAGTTCCATCAGACATTATCAGAGCAACAGAGATGCTAGTCCACGATTTAGAGTGTGGAAAGTTAGATTATTACAAGAGATTTATTTCTTCTTACAACACAGATCAATACAGAATTCAGTTTGATAAGGGTCTTTTCGAAGGAACAGGAAATATAATTGTAGACAAGATACTTTCTAAGTATGCTAAGTCTATTACAAAAATTGGTGTGTTGTAATGACAGTTTGTGAGACACCAGATTTTATGTTTCCAATGCAGGCATCTGTATATCATCCAATAGTAAAACAAGGAGACTTTGGTTCAATCAAAAAGCACTGGGTTTTAGATAGAGTTTTTGCATGTAGTTTTAGTACTGGAGGTTCTGCATTTAAAGAAGAAGTAAAGCCAAATGTCAACATTACACAAAATTCAATTCTTGTCGGAAGATCAAAGTCTGACATCAGAATCTCTTCTCTTGATAGTAAGAATGCTTTAACCAATATCTTGATATCTGACATTAAAGATCAAGAAGGTAACCTTATCTACATGGAGACATCTGGTCCTAGATCTGGTAAAGGCACACTTTTTGAAATAGCAACCTTTGAGCCTTTTACTGGACCGTTTGGAACTGTAGAGTCCTACAAGTTAGTAATAAGAAGATCAGAGAATCAGTCAGGTGATGTATGATAACAACATTTAACTCAAAGCAGTTTAAAAAAGATATGAATAATATAGTTAACTACTCTATTGGATTTTTAGACGGTGTGCAAAAAGGAAAGACAGTATTTTTAAAGACCATGGGAATGGAAACAGTCGAGGTAATGAAAGAGTTTATAGACTCAAACGCAAGGGTAAATCCTCAGATGCTTCATCACATATATGAGTGGAATCTAACTGGAAGCCCAGACGCAAGACTTTACGACATATCGTATACAGTAAGTAACTTGGGTCTATCTTTTAAATCATCTTTTAGTCAGTCAAGATCAATCAAGGATGGATCACGAACTCCTTTTTATGATAAAGCAAGGATTATGGAAAACGGTATTCCAGTTACAATCAGGCCTAGGTCTGCACAGGTTTTGGCATTTGAGGACAATGGGGAGACAGTATTTACTCGTGGTCCAGTTGAGATTTTAAATCCTGGAGGAACGGAAGTAGAAGGTGGTTTTGAAAAGGTATTTGATATGTTCTTTAATAAGTTTTTCTCACAAGCATTTTTAAGAACAAGCGGGATTGCAAAATATCTTGAGAATCCCCAAGTATATAAAAAAGATATGCCAGCAGGAAAGAAATTAGGAAGATCTAAGGGCATATCGACGGGGTATCGCTGGATCGCTAACGCAGGGTTAGGTGCATAATGGATGCAATAATTCATCACCCACCTACGATTATTAATGCCTACCTAGCATCAAAGATAAACCCTGACTTTGAGTTAGACATGGAAAGCCTAACTCTTTCTGATCCACCAGTATCAGGATCAAGATCAATTGGTACTACATATTTTTTCCCAACTCTCCCAACAGAAATTGATGCCTTGACTGAAACATTTCCACAAAGCAACGGAGTCTTTGGTGTTTACGATAGAATGTTTAAAATGAGAAGAATGCCATTTCCCCATATTAAGTGCGAACAACTTCTTTATTATTTTTACTCAGTAGGAGACAATGCACAAAGAAACATGGTTATAACTCAGCAGCAGGTAAGCGATCTTCTTGACAGGGGGGACGATTCGGCACAAGACCTAAATGCTTGGGCAGCAGCAAATCCAGGATCCTGGAACACAGAGTCTAAGCCACTATTCTTTCACAACTTTAAGATCTATCAACTAGAAGAAACAAGAGACATCGTTGATTTTGGCACAGCCCGTACTTATGCGGGGAATAAGATAATTATCGACTACGACTGGCATCCAAACCCTTAATAAAGGGTGTTATAATTGTACTGAGGAAACAACCCCCTTTTAATAAAATGAAAGAGGTGAAATATATGGCATACAGCCGTGGTTCAAGTAGTAACATCATCGTAGGTGCAGCAGCACTATTTACTCATGATGGCCCAATCGGATATGTAGACGCAACAGGAAACATCACTGACGCACAAGCGAACACTGATCTTCCAGCAATGACAGCATCAACAACATCCTATAAGGAAACTTTGTCAAACGACAATGATTTCACAAACATCGGTTACACATCAAACGGTTTGGAACTCGCATTCCAGCCAGACTTTGGTGATGTAGCAGTAGATCAACTTCTAGACGTTGCTCGTTTATTCAAGCAAGGTATGACAGTTAATCTAAATACATCTTTTGCAGAAGCAACACTAGAAAATCTTCTAGTAGCAATTGCATCAAATGAGGAAATCGCAACAGGATCTAACCTATCGACACTAAGAATGTCAGCAGGAGATATCGGCGACGTTCCACTAGAGCGTGGTATTGTAGCAGTAGGACCAGGATCTGGTTCTGCAGCAGTTGCAAAGGAAAGAATCTATGTAGCATACCGTGCACTCTCAATTGAGAATGTAACAGTATCTGCAAAGCGTGACGAGGCTTCAATGTTTGAAGTTTCATTCCGTCTTCTTCCAAACGACAATGCGTCATACGGTAAGATCGTAGACCGCACACTTGCAGCACCATCAGCATAATACAACTTAATATGAGAGGCTCAATCCTTCGGGGTTGGGCCTTTCTGTTTGGTATACTTATACAATGGCAACAAAAATATATGACACAAAAAAAATATCATTAGTGGATGATAGGGTCATTATTGCTGCACCTTTAAAAATAAAATATTTAAGACAATTTTTAGAAACCTTTGAAACTATTAAGCAGGCAAAAACTGATGATGAGTCTATATCTGTGTTAGCCGAATGCGCTCTCATTGCAATGCAACAGTACTGCCCTTCAATCAAAACAATAGAAGAGTTAGAGGACAGTTTGGATCTACCAACCATTTATGAAGTTATAGATATTGCAGCGGGAATTAAAATTAATGAGAAGTCAGAAGATACTGTTAAAAACCAGGCAGTAGATAGCGGATCAACCTGGGATACATTAGATTTGGCAAAACTAGAATCAGAGGTTTTTTTATTGGGGATCTGGAAAGACTATGATGAGTTAGAGTCGTCCATATCTATGCAAGAGTTAACTGCAACCTTAAAAATAAAAAGAGAGTTAGACTATAGTGATAAAAAGTTTTCTGCTGCAATGCAAGGAGTAGATTTAGACAAAAACTCTGGCAGTGGAAATGAATGGGAAGAGATGAAGGCCAGAGTCTTTAGCAAAGGGGCAACTGAAAATGCAAATGACATTCTTGCTTTGCAGGGCGTAAATGCTGAAAAGGCTGGTTTTGGAATAGGGCAAGGCCTTGATTACGAAGTTTATGAATAGTAAAAAATAAGCCTGCGCTATGGTATAATTGACTAAACCTTATAAGGAGGAATAAATGGCAACTGCCACAACAGAAGAAAAGACAGTAACACTGATCGACGGTACAAAGATCAAAGTAAGACCACTTAAAATCTCATTGCTTCGTCCATTTATGAAGAAGTTTGAGGATATTGCAAAGGTCGCAGAAGATAACGAAAAGTCTATGGATTTGCTAATGGACTGTGTTCAAATCGCAATGAAGCAATACAAGCCAGAATTGGCAGAAGACAAGGAAGCCCTAGAAGAAAACCTAGACCTTCCAACAGTATACAAGATTGTCGAAGAGGCATCAGGAATTAAACTTTCTGACGCATCACTACTTGGCAGCCTTGCAAATAACTAAATAAAGAGGTGTTAATGGATGGCTGATGTAGAATCCAATATTCATGTAAATATTGATACGTCTGATGCTTTAGCAAGTCTAAAACTTCTGCAACGTCAAATATCAGCCTTCCATACACAAATGGCCAAGTCTGGCACTGCTGCAGCAGCGGTGGCAGCAAATCAAGCCCAGAACTTGATAAACAGCATAAATGCTACTGGACAATTCCAAGCATCAATGCGATCAGTAACATCAAGCACAGAGCAGTTTACTGACTCTTTAGAAAGAAATAAACTAACATCAAGAGAGTATTTTAGATACACTGGCGCTGCAACAAAAACATTTGGTAGATTATTTAGAACCGAATTTGACACAATCAACAAGGTTGCACGAGAGCGTGTAAAGGATATCCAGACCCAGTATATTAAACTAGGTCGTGGTGCAAATGGATCCTTGCAGGCAATTGCAGTAAGACCTCTAACTCTAGATATGAAAAATCTTGGCACACAGACTGCCATTGCTGCACAAAGACAGCAACTGCTTAATCAACTTTTAAAGCAAGGCTCAACAAACCTCCTAAACTTTGGTAAGAATACTCAGTGGGCTGGTCGTCAGTTGATGGTTGGTTTTACAGTTCCTCTAGCAATGCTTGGAACAACCGCTTCAAAAACCTTCATGAAACTTGAAGAGCAGGCCATTAGATTTAAGCGTGTGTATGGAGAACTCTTTACAACACAAGAAGAAACTGAGCAAATGGTTAAGCAGATTCAACTGCTTGCAAAAGAATATACTAAGTATGGCGTAGCCGTAGAAGATACGATGAAGATGGCTGCAGATGCAGCAGCAATGGGTAAGATGGGTGCAGACCTAACTGCACAGGTTGCACAAGCAACTCGTCTTGCAGTTCTTGGCGGGGTAGAACAGACTCAGGCTTTAGAAACAACAATCTCGGTAACAAATGCGTTTGGTGTTGCAACAGAGGATCTTGCTAAAAAGATTGACTTTCTTAACGCAGTTGAAAACCAAACTGTTGTATCTATTGAGGATTTGACAATAGCAATGCCAAAGGCTGGCCCTGTTGTTCAGCAACTTGGTGGACAGGTTGAGGACCTAGCATTCTTCCTTACTGCTATGAAAGAAGGTGGAATTAATGCATCAGAAGGCGCTAACGCACTTAAGTCTGGCCTTGCTTCGTTAATTAATCCATCTGAAAAAGCATCAAAGTTTTTAGCAAGTCTTGGCGTAAATATAAAAGGAATTGTAGAAGGCAACAAAGGCGACGTTAAAAGCACCGTTATTGATTTTGCAAACGCACTAGACACTTTAGATCCTCTTAATCGTGCTCGTGCTATTGAGCAATTGTTTGGCAAGTTTCAGTTTTCAAGACTTTCAACATTATTTCAAAACGTAATAGGTGAGGGCACCCAGGCAGCAAGAGTTCTTAAACTAACAAATGCAACAACAGAAGAACTAGCAATTTTATCTGAGCGAGAATTAAGCAAGATTCAAAATACAACAACATATAAGTTTAAAAAGTCTATGGAAGATCTAAAGGTTGCAATTGCTCCTGTGGGAGAGCAGTTCTTAAAAGCACTTACACCCATTGTTGAATTTGTTGGAAAAATACTTGACAAGTTCAATAATCTTGGAGATGGTAGTAAAAAGTTTTTGACTATATTTACAGTTGCTGTAGCAGGAGTTGGTCCAATTCTTCTTATGACATTTGGTTTGATTGCAAATGCTGTTGCTAACATAATTAAATTATTTGCAGGAATGAAGTCTATGTACAACAAGACTGGATCAGCAAGCAAGGTTTTGGGGGATCAAACAAACTATCTAACTAAAGAACAGTTAGAAGCCTCAGCAGTAGCAGCATCTCTTGATCAAGTACACACTAAACTTAAGCAAACTTTTACATCTGAAGCATCAGCAGTTAACATGCTGGCCAATGCATATAGAAGAGCCATTGCAGCACAGTTAGGATTTACAGGAGTTCCTGCTGGTAAGAGCATGCCCAAACTTAAATATTCTAAAGGAACAACAAGCGTTCCAGGACTTGGCAATAAAGATACTGTGTCTGCAGACTTAACTCCTGGAGAAGCAGTAATTCCTCAAAAATCAGCACAAGATCCAGCGAACAGACCCTATATCGCACATATGGTTGCAGGTGGAAGAATTCCAGGATTATCAAATGCCCCTGAACTAACAGAAACAAAAGACAAAAAGCAAGTACAGATGAGCGAAACCCACGTAGGTGGTAAAAGCGAACCAAGACTAATATCAGATATAATAGCGGCTCATCCAGAGATGACCGATAACCAAAGATTAAAACTTATAACTATGCAACAGGTTCTTTTGTCACAGGGATTACCACCAGTGACAACAACCAAACACGGATTAATGTTTGACTTCCCTCTAGAGATTAATAAAAGAATGTATGGAGATGGAATACCAAAGGGAGAGTTTATAAATGAATGGTTAAAAGATGGAGCAGGAAAGTGGCACCCATCTGGACTAACTCCAGTTCAAGCACAAGCATTAGATGATGCTTTTTTAAATGCTGTAAAAGAATCTAGTGCAAAAAATGTTAATGATGATTTATTGAAAAAAATATTTGAAGAAGAGATTCCTAAAAAAATAAGTCCAAATGATCCAGGGTATCAAAGAGCAAAAACACTATACGTAACAGATTTTAGATTTAATATGGGTCAAGGATTAGGAACTACCCCAGAAACTAGCGCAGCAATACTAGAAAAAGCAAAGACAACAATAGACCCAGCAACTGGTAAGCCTTACATTGCAGATTACGATATTAGAACTAGGTTCTCAGAAAGTCAGGGCAAGGTAGTAACATCTTCTGGAACCGTAACACTTAATCCAGGAATATACAACGGGTTTGAAATTAAAGAGCCAACAACTGTAAACATGAACAGACTTGGAGCAGGAACAACACCAACCTTCTCTAAGAAAAAAGATTCTCAAAGTACAAAATCATCAGCAAAAACAAAAACACCAGTCCCCCTAGAGGTCCCAAAATTAGTTGATCTTGAAAAGGCAATGGAGCACAAAGAAAAACTAAGAGCCGTTGCCATTGAAGCATCTCAAACTACCTATGGTGCAAAGAAGCCAACAAACTTTGGTGTTCAAGAAACACAAAGTTCTGGCCGAAGCAACTTTATGTCTACTATTGGTGGAGTGTATACAAAGCCAGATGGTTCAAAGGTATTTGTAAAACCAATGCTAAGCGAGTTAGATGCAATAGCAGAACAAAGAGCCACAAGGATTGCAAGAGATGTTCATGGACTGGTAGCACCAAAACAAAAAATCACAACAATGATTGACCCTACAGACATCGACGAGCCAGATGTTAATAAGAAGAGAAAAGTTATTGTATTGGAATCTCCATTTGATCCAAGGTTTGATCCAGACACAATGCCAAAGACATTTACTCCAAGAGAATACGTAAAGCAACTAGTTGCTTCAAGTCTTCGTGCAGATAAAGATCTAAAGAAGGGCAACCTTGGAGGCAAAGTATTAGCCGATGTAGGAGCAGCAGGTGTATTTGATAAGGCATCTGGAACAAGATCTTATTCAGCAGGACTGCCATCGATGGAAGATATAGCAATGCACAACCTAAAGGGTGTTCCAGGACCAAATGCTAATGCATCACCTTTCTGGTTTGGAAATGCTACAGCAGATATTCCTCAAGGGATTAAGTCTGCAGATCAGTATGAAAAAGCAATAACAGATGAGATTAAAAAAACGCTTCCAAAATTAAGAAAGACTATAGACAGTTTTAAACTTGCCGATGATGATCCAGCCAAAAAGGTTTATGAGGACATGTACAAGAGACTTGAGGCTGGCCTAAATGCAAACTGGAAGAAGGTTTATCATTTCCATCGATCAATCTTGGTAAAACCAGACGAAGTACTTCAAGATAAAACTGGCAACATTAAGCCAATCCCTACTGAACCAAATACTGTAAACTTAAAATCAACTTCTGGGAAAATAGACGATAGCAGGCTTGCTCCAAAAAGCGTAGCCAGCGCAGTTCGTCAAGGACCTAAAGGAAGAATTGTTGGAAAAGCAGATGCTCCACATATTAATATTTCAGAACAAGATCTTGCTCGCAACCATCCAAGAGGTATAAAGAGACTTGCAGATCCAGCAGGGGCAGTTGTTGCTGGAGCAAAAGCATCTATTGCAGAAGCAAAAGCAGTTGGAAGTACAATTGGAACAACATTGTCTCAGTCTGCTGCAGCAGCATCTAGAACTCTTCTTTATGGAACTGGTCCTATAGATGCAGAAGCAAAGTCAATTCGTCGTAGACTAGAAAAAGAAGCAACCCCTAGATTCCAAAAAGAAAAGAAATTAAAAGAATCACAAGCAAAAGCAGCAGTTTCAAGAACCACTCTTTACGGATCTGGACCTATCGATGCAGATGCCAAGTCTTTGCGTAGACAAATGGAAAAAAGAAGTAGGCTTGCTGAGCGAGTAGCCTACGAACAAAGAGTCATTAGTGAAAAAGCAGCCAAAGCAGCACAGGCACAAATGCCTATGCTTGGACCAAACAGACCAACACTTTATGATAAAACAGTAGGCACCGCTGCTGCAAAAGTTAGAACTAGCAAGGTTGCCGAAAACCTTAGAGGGTTTAAGGGTGCAGAAAGTAAGACAGGATATTTACGTGATAAGGTTGCAGGAAGAACACCAGGAGCAGGTATGGGCGGAGCGATGGGTGTCGCTTCTGGTGTAGCAATGATTGGATCTATGGCCCCAGGAAAAGTTGGAGAAATTTCACAAAAGATAATGATGCCACTTATGGGTATGGCAATGATTATGCCAATGCTTCAAAACAAGTTCTCAGCACTTGCAGTAGGAGTTGGATTAGTTGTAGCAGCATATGCTTATCAGAGAATGGTATTTGATAAAGCACAAGATGCAGCAATGGAACTTACAGAGGCTATGGGCTCTGGAACAAAGGCAATTAAGTCACTCTCTGAGTTTTCAACAAAAGTTGGTGCTGGAGAGATTATGGACAGAAGAAGAAAAGAGGCATTCTCTCCTTTCCAAATTAAAACAGGAAAAACGACATTTGGTCAATCTTTCGTCGCAAGCGAAGGTGGAAAAGCCATGGCAAAAAATGTTACAGAAACTATTAAGGCTGGCGGAGAAAATGGAAAGGCTATTGCTAAAGATCAGGTTGCTAATCAACTAATGACGGCAGTTGCGTCAGGAGCACTAGATCCAGCCCAAGCAAGATCTATCGCAGCAAACCTTGGAGAGCAACTTGGAGACTATTCTTTTGGAATCGAAATAAACTCAAAACTTATTTCAATGCTTGGCCCAAATGGAGAAAATATTCTTAAGGATGGGGTAGAACTTGAGGTAAAACTTTTACAAGACACAAGAGCCAAAATGAATCTTGCATCTACTGCAGCAAGAGATGCTGGAGGCTGGACTGGTAAGGATGTTGGAAAGAGTGCTGGGTATAGCATTGGAGGAGCAGCAGCAGGAGCAGGCGCAGGTTTTGTTGCTGCAGGTATCGGTGCAGCAGGTGCAGCAGCAGCAGGTGCAGCCGTAGGCTCTGCGGTACCAGTTGTAGGAACTATTATTGGAGCAGCACTAGGTGCAGGCGTTGGCTACTTCTTGGCAAAGAAAGATAGAAATAAAAGAATAGGTGAGGCATCTGGTGCATCTATTGCTATGCAGAAAATTGCTTTACAGCAACAACAAGAATTAAATGACTCTGTAGAACTACGTTATCAAAAAGAACTTGAAATTGCTAAGGCTAAAGGTGACCAGGTTGCAATTGATAAACTTACAGAACAATATGAAGAAGATCAACTTTCTTTGCTTGCTGAAAATGCAGCATTAGTTACTGATATTCAAAATAGTTATGCTAATGCTGAGGGTGCAACCAAGAGTGCATTAATGACAGGAGCAGATAAAGCAATAACAAAGCAGTATGCTGGTACTGCATTAGAAGACGTGGCTGTATTAGCAAAATCAAATATAGATAGTTCTGGCGTTTCAAAAGAAATGCAGTATACATTAAAAATGCAAATGGCAAGTGGACAGATAGATCCAATGCAAATGATTGAAATATTTGATAAATTTGGCAATGACAAGGCTTCAATGGAAGGTGTTGTTTCTATTATTGGTAAGTTTGGTGGAGCATTTGCAAATGATGTAATGGGAATTGTTAGCATGTTTAAAGATGAAAAACAAGCAGCAGATTTTGTTGCTAGAATTAAAACTAAGACTCCTGATGAAGCAAAGAAAGAACTAGAACTATTCCAAAGAATTAGTCAATCTGCAACAGTGGTAGACAAAGATATTTTATTAAACTATTATAACAAAAATCCTGATGCAGCAGATGAACTTAAAACAGCCTTTGCAGCAATTGACGATATTAAGGGAAAGGCCACAATTGATATAGTAGCAAAGACAGAGGTTTTTGGTGCTGAAGAAATGGCATTGCTAAAAGCAGACCAGGAGTACTTTGACAAACTGCCAGCAGAACAACAAAAGGTTTATTTGCAAAACATGAAGGTAATGATGAGTATGGAAGGCGATCCAGCAATGAAACTAGCCTACCAAAACTGGTTGGCAGAAAAGGGTGCAGATGGAAAAACACCAAATGCTGGAAAGAGTTTTTCAGATTACGTTACTTCTAAAACTCAGCAAGTCACAGAAACTTCTACCGACACTTCAAAAACACCACCTGGCGGAGGCGGAGGCGGAGGAAGCAAAGTTCAGTCTTCACCATTAGACGATCTGGTAAAGAAACTTAGGGATGTAAGAAAGAACCAGATTAAGGTCACAGAGGGCTGGAGTGCCTCTCGTAAGGCTTTAGACGGCCTATTTGGGGGTAAGAAGACACTTGATGCTTTTAGCGGTATAGAAAATGATTTAAGAAAAATAGGAGGAAGTGAAGATCTTATTTCTCTTATAGTTGGCATGGATCCCAAAGAGTATGAGAAGAAGAAGAACTCCTTGTTTAAGTTTGATAATAAGGGTAACATTATTGGATTAAAGAAAGATGCCAAAAATATCCAAGAGGCTCTAAACTCAGTAGCCATGGGAGACTTTAATTCAAAAACAGAAGCAGAAACTGAGGTCATTAAAGATCAAGCAGTAGCCTTTGCCAAGTTATCTTCCATAGGAATTCCAGTTGCAGATGCTTACGCAATGGTTGAAGACGCTGGACTTGCACAGGCGATTGCTATGGAAAAAAATTCAAAATCAGTTGCTACTTTAGCAAAGAATTATAAGGTATTAACTAAAGCACAACTTGAGGCTGCAGCAGTCAAGGGAGTCAAGACAGATATAGATCAATTTAAAAAAGACAGAATTCAAGAAAGCAGAATTAGAAACAAATACAGTTCAGCAACTGCCTTTGCAATTGGATCAGATGAAAATCTTAGAGCCCTAGAAGATGCAATAGCAACCAAAGAAAAAGAAGTAAGTGATCTACGATCAAGAGGCAAATACGATGCAGCCTATGACGCTCAACAATCATTAAATAAGTTAACCAATGACTTTAACACAAGGCTTTCTCAGTTAAAGAGCACTATTGGTTTTATGCAGGATATGTTTGATAAAGGTTTTAGCAACGCAATGGAGGCTTTTGATGTTCAAGAGACTGCTCTTAATATAAAGTTTAAATTAGATACAAAGTCACAAGATGATGTAATGAAAAAGGCACAAGAAGAGATTGCATTAATTCAGTATAAGGTTGATGATAAAGAGGCAGCGCTTAAGGCTATCGAAGATCAAGAACAAAAGATTAACGATAAATATGATGAAAGAATTAAGGCTCTTGATGAAGTTGAAAAAGCAAATGCTGCTATTTCTAATCAGCAAAGAGGTCAACTAACTCTTGCAGAGGCTTTAACATCTGGAGACATTGCTGCAGCAGCAAGAGCAGCACAAGATATGAGAGCACAGCAGGCTGCTGATGCTGTAACAAAACAAAAAGACGCTATAGAGCAATCTAGAGAGTACGAGTTGATGGGTGTAACTGGTCTTGATAAGACTGATGGTAAACTTAAAACTAGAAAACAACTTGAAAAAGAAATTAAAAATTTGCAAGACGAAATATTTAAAATTGAAGAAGACAGAATTGAACCAGCACAAGAGTTTGTTCGACTGAAACAACTGCAGTTAGACAAAGATATTCAAAACCTTACCGTACTTGGAAAGACAAGAGATGCTTGGGAATCAATAAAGAATCAAGTAGACCTTGCTATGATTAATAGCAAAAAGTTTATAGAATCAATGCAACTTGCTATAGCAACTGTTCCTGATTTAAAGGCAGCATACGCTGCCGAAACAGCAAGTGGAAATGACCCAATTGTAGGTGCTGCTTATGAACCTACACCAACACCTTCAGCAACCCCAACACCTTCAGCAACCCCAACACCATCGGCGACACCAACTCCTACTCCAACACCTTCTTCAACACCTAAAGCATCCGCAACACCAACACCAGCACCAAGTGTAAAGCCAAGTGTAAAGCCAAGTGCAACACCAACACCAACAGTAAAGCCAAGTGTAAAGCCAAGTGCAACACCAACACCAACACCAACAAAAGTTCCTGGATTTGTCTATAACCCAGACCCAAATGGTTTTAAACGTAATGTAACACCAACACCAACGCCAACTCCAAAACCAAGTTTCTTGGATGCAGATAAAAATGGAATACCAGATCTTATTCAGGCTCCACCAAAGGCAGTAGTTAAACCTATTTTGCCACCACTTTTGCCACCTGTAGCCCCTAAGAAAACTCTTGTTCCAGGAACTGGTACCTATGTTGGAAGCATGTTTATTCCTCCACAGTATAAGTCTATGGGAGGACTAATTAAGTATTTTGCAGGTGGTGGCTTTGCTAAGGGTACAGACACAGTTCCAGCAATGCTTACCCCTGGTGAGTTTGTCATGAGTAAATATGCTGTTGATTCTTACGGGGTAGACAATCTTAAGAAGATAAATAATGGTGATGTAACTAGCGGGACAGTGTATAATAATACATATACATTAACAGTTAATGCTAAGACAGATGCTAATCCAAATGAAATTGCACAGGCAGTAATGTCAACAATCAAGCAGGTAGACGACAGAAGAATTAGGGGGATTGGAATAAATGGCAGATAGTCCTAACCAAAGATTTACCTATATGCAAAGTCGTAAAAAGTATAATAGGCCTAGCGGTATGCTCTGGTCTGAAAATTCTGGAACTATTATAAATAGTTTGCACATACCATACGGGCTAGAGGTCGGTGCTAATCCAACAGATGCAGACCCAAACCTTTTAGATCAGTTTTTAATCTTAACAGACGACAATAGGTCTCCTCTAGATTTTTCAGATGAGCGCATTGAAAAGCGGGAAAGAATGATAAATGGCCGAATGAGGTCTTACCACATTGCAGATAAGATGAGATTAAGCACTAGTTGGAGTATGATTCCTTCAAGGTCCCATTCTGATCTTCCTAATTTTGATACAACCAATGGAAAATCTTTGGCAAAATCATACACTACAGATGGCGGTGCAGGTGGAGCAGATATGCTTGAGTGGTACGATGCACACAAGGGTTCTTTTTGGGTGTTCCTTGCATATGATAGAAAAGGAATATACAAAGGTCAAGAAGATCCATATGATCACTTACAGCAATACAATCAAATTATAGAAATGTTTATTTCTAGTTTTACTTATTCTGTAGAAAAAAGAGGCCCTAATTTTGATTATTGGAATGTCTCAGTAACTTTGGACGAAGTATAATGTTTGAAGATAAAGACTTACAAAATTTCTTAGAGACATCTCAGACTATAAGAAATAAATCAGTTATAACTGCAGAATGGAACATGAATATTCCTACCAATATTAAGCATATTGGAAACTACAGGTATCGTCCTACACAGACAGGGTCTGTTTATGCTTCTCTGCCAACAAACTTTGACATTAATGATGCTGGTAATTTTTATACTGGTGCAACAGATGCAGATGTTATAGTAGATGGAATGTTTTCCAATAACAATGAACCCACAACTTTTTTAAACAAAAAAGAAAAATTGCAGACTCTTTATTCTTTAGAAGACTGCTTTAGTCAGTTCAGACCAAGGTCTGGAATTAATAAGGCGGTATTCTTTGAAAACAGAAAATTTCATCACCCAAACTTGTTTATGGCTGACAGACCTAGATACTATATGCCAGACAAAAATGATAAATTTAAATACTGGACATCTTATAGAACTGAAGGAAGGTATAAGTATACATATAGCGATGCTTCCGTTTCTTATGGATTTGATAAAACCTTTATTGACAAAGACGGAAAAGAAAAAAACGGAATAGCAGAAAATCTTTCTGAATATGGTATTGCGTCCATTGTGCGTGGATCCCAATACTCAATAGAAGATGCTGCTCCTTTTGTTGTATATAAAGAAAAAGTTCCAACCAATAGGGTTGTAGTTAAAATGCAAACTCACGTAGGCACAGAAAATTTAGGACCGTTTTCATCACCCACTGGATCAATAGCAGATGCATTTTTTGGAGAACTAAATCAGCAAACCCCCAGTAAGTGGAAAATACAATTTCTTAGAGAAGGAAATTGGGAAACTGTAATATCATTTGATCCAGCGCTAAGAAGAAGAGATGGTTCACCAATAATTAAGAGTGATGGATACGTAGAAATTGCCTATGGGCTAATAATCCCCGATGAGTGGAGATCTACTTTTGTCTTTGCAGAAACATATTCAAGCATAGACTTGCGCCCAGAGAAATCTGTTGTTGGATATGCATATCTAATTAAGCCAAATGATAATGATTTGGGAACTTTTCATATTTGGAATGGTGATTCCTATACAGTTTTAACACCAAAGTATGGTTGGTACATACAAGATGAAACAGTTGACAGGCTAACAAATTTTGTTACTGATGCTACTTCTCCAGATGCTTTTTTAAAAACTTTAGATAAAAAAATACAGTACAGAGAGTTTGAATATATTAATGGAATTAGAATTGTTGTGGACGCAATGAACAAAAAAGATTCAACCTTTGACCTTATTGAAATTTCTCCAAGACTTGCTATGAATATTTCTGATAAAACTATAGACTATTCTATAAATAAAAGCGCATCAGACTTAGGAGTTTCTGGTTTGCCAGTTGGACAACTAATAGCGTCTAATGGAAATATAACTATTTTTGATCATGACCAGGCTTTTAACCCTAACAATAACAACAGCGTTATTTCTAAATATATTGCAAGACATATACAGTTTAAGTTTTATGAAGTAATTGTCGATGTCGACGGGTGGGACTACTATGTTCCAATTAAAACATTATATTCTGATGCTTTTCCAAAGCAAGACTTGATGACAAAGCGTGTATCTATAGGTTTGAGAGACCTTTACTGGTACCTTGAATCAATGGCTGCTCCAGAGATTTTAATGACAGAAGTTTCTGTTAGTTCAGCAGTGTCATTGCTTTTAGATAACATTGGGTTTTCAAATTATACATTTAAAAGAGTTGCAAATGAAAAAGAAATAATTATTCCATATTTTTTTGTTGCACCAGATACCAGTGTTGCCCAAGTACTTCAAGACTTGGCAGTATCAACACAGACAGCAATGTTCTTTGACGAGTATAACAATTTTGTAATGATGAGCAAAAACTATATAATGCCTACTGCAACAGAAAGACCAACAACCTTTGCTTTAAAGGGGACTAAAGATTTTATACAAGATGGAGAGATAAGAAATAAAACAAATAAGCCAAAGTTAGCAAACGTAATTTCTGTTTCAACCCAGGAAAATTCGGTATATAATGATGGATCTATTAACTACAGCACAAGATACATACAAAGGTCTATAGGCTCACTAAGACAGGCAAGCCTTGTTGATGATGAAAGATATTATACATATAAGCCAGCACTCCTTTGGGAGGTTTCTGGAACTCAAAATACAAAATCTATTAACAATGAGGTTGGAACACAGTCTGCTTATGTACTTAGTGCAATACCACTTAACTCAGATCTAACAGCAGAAGTTCCAGTAGTTAAAAATAATGTTGTAATAAATAACACCTTTAGTTTAGGAGAGGCAGCATATTGGATTACAAGATATAACGGATATTTTTATTCACAAGGCGAGATCATAAAGTATGATGCTGTGCAGTATAATGTTGCTGGAGTAGGAAATGTGTGGATAACCTCTACAGAAGATTATCAAAACTATTTTTCAAAACTTCCTTTTAATGGAAAGATATATCCTACTGGTCTTGTAAGAATATACTCTGAGCCAAAGTATTTTGAAAAAGACGGAGTTGTTAAATTACAAAATGGAGATGTTAAAAAGCATGGTCGTGGTCAATTTGGTACCACTATTGTTGCTCATAGTTCTGGCATAGCAGATTACTGGAAACTAGATGACAATGTTAAAGGTTGTTATATGTTATCTGAGTATTTATTTCAAAAAGACTTGACGCTACCAACCACTACTGTCGCTACATCTGGTAAGTTAACTGATGCTGGAGTGTCCTCTGACGCTCTTTCAAGAACTTCGTCTAGAAGTGGTATTATTAAAAACTTTATGTCAACATCTTTCCTTGGAGAGATAAGCACAGCAACAACTGTTCAAAAGGGAACTCTACAGTCATCAGCCCTTTCACTTACTGGTCCAAATTTTACTACCAAAGAAAAACCAAGAAACTTTATATCATATGTTCACAAATCTTTAGAAGATAGTAAATACAAACACTTTGGAACAAGAATGAGAATTGTTGGTAAAATAGAAAACAGTTCATCCAGAGGACAGACTTCAAATGGTTCTGCAACCTACTATGTTGTCAATGGAAGCACACCAGATAAAAATATAAATATATCTGGTGGATCTGGGGGTCTTGCGTTTATGCTAAACTCTACAACAAATGTCGGATATTATTTTGAAATTGCAGCGTTAGGAATAGGAAACCTTTCTAAAGATGAAAGAGAAAGCGTTAGCAATGTTTTCTTTTATAAAATCAAGTCTGATAATGGAAAAGCAATTCCAGTAAAGTTGTGGGAAGGTCTTGGAGAAATAACTGTAGACGATGGAAAGTTTACAGGTCAAGCAAGAATTGTTGCAGAAGAAAATCCAACAGTCTATGACCTTGCAGTTGAGTACCAAGATATAGGAAAAACAAGAAGATTTTATTTGTATCTAAATGGCAGACTGATAAAGACAGTTGATGACGCAGATCCTCTACCGATTTATTCTGGCATTGCTTTATTTTCAAGAGGTTCTTCAAGGGTTATGTTTGAAAATGTTTACGCTTTATGTAATAACTATTCGCAGAATACAACCTTTTCTCTTGGCGCTCCCATCAACTCAGTATTTGGAGATTCCGATATTGATGCAAATGAATCCTTTAGAAAGTATGCGCTAAGCGGTTTAATTCAAAATACATACCTTTCTGGAATAGGAACATCAGAAGCACCAAAATACAGCATCTTCTTTGAAGAGTTTGGAAGCATAATGCGAGAAGCAGCGACATTTAATTTTAAGTATGACAAGGCATATCCAGCATTAACTGCAAAAATATCCCCAACATTTAATAAAATTAAGGGGTATGTCGTTTCAGGATTTAGGGCGGGATCCTATGGTGCTGAGTTTATGATTTTTAACGCAACAGATACAGCAATAAGTTTAGATGAAACTACTGGAAATTATTTGAGAGTTCAGGGAGTAACTTTTACACAGCAGTCAGATAATCGTTTAACTGTAGATGATTATTTTAATAAAAATAGTTTAGCATCAAATCCAGAATTTGTTGCTGATAAACTAATTTCAAACCCTTATAAATTTAAGCAAGACTATCAAGACATAAAACTAAGCAGAATGACCTACGGTAAAAAAGATTTTTCTTTAACTACGCCATACATTCAGTCTTATGATGAGGCAACTAGTTTGATGAAATGGCTTGTTGAAAAAATAACAAAGCCAAGAAAATCTATAGGTGTTCAAATATTTGCAATACCAACGCTGCAATTGGGTGATATTGTAACTTTAGAATATGAAGAAAATGAAATTAACATGGCAGCATCTCCTTCAAGTAGATTTGTGATATATAATATAGATTATTCAAGAAGTTCAGATGGGCCATCGATGACAGTATTTTTAAGTGAGGTAGTGTAATGACAACAGGAGCAACTCCAAATCTTCCAGATCCAAAAATAACAGTAGATGATGATTCAATAAAGATTGCCACACCTGATCTAATTATAAAAGATGATGAGGCTATGTCTATTGAAGTAATGACAGATCTAATATTTGAAGATATTGGCGGACAAGAACTTTCAACAATTTCTAGACACGATCTTGTTAATGGTCAAAAAATATTGTACACTCCAATCAAAAATTTAACAGATCTTTATCTGCAGTACAACCCAAACAATATACTAAGGCTTCAATCATCAGACTCATACTTTAAGTCTCTTTCTCTTTCTATCTTAGACCATTTGCCAAAATGTGGCACAGGATACACCATATCACCGCCACCACCCCCAGTAAGCGATCCAGGGTATGTTGAAAAAGATTTAACTAAATGGATAAAAACTCCAAACTGTAAATCAATATATATAGACCCTATAACTGGAGATCTAATAATTAACCTAATTAATCTAAAAGATGGCGAGCAGGCAGAGGTTCAGGTATTGACAAGTGGAGCAACCTTTAATGATACAATATATACTGGAGGAAATTAATGATAACTAATATAGGTAAAAATATTTTAGCAAAGTACCTTGTGGGACAGACACCATCATATGCTTCACATATAGCGGTTGGGTGCGGGACTAAGCCATTGGTTGCTGACAACACTGTTACAATGCCAGACTACTCAGACAAGTCCTCTCTCGAATTTGAAATGTTTCGTGTGCCAATCATTTCTCGTGGGTTTGTAGATGAGGGCGGAGTTTCAAAAGTTGTGCTAACAGCAGAACTCCCAACTCAAGAAAGATATGAAATCACAGAGGTAGGCATATTCTCTGCAGCATCTAATCCTGATGCTGGCTCTTTTGACAGTAAGACTGTTTATTCTTTTTCTGAACTAGAGGCCTGGAAGTATTCTTCTCAGGGTACAGCAATACCCTCAATCTATGAACCACTAGATGATCGTGTTGTTAAGATTATTGGCGCAACAATTGCTGCAAGAACCCCTTCAGGATCTACCTTGACCTATACTACAGACGCAGAGCATGGACTTTCTATGGGAACAGAAATATCTATATCTGGAATCTCTCCAGTTGTATTTAACTTGTCAAAGGTTGTTATTGCCACTGTTCCAACTCCAACTTCTTTTACAGTTGTTTCTACTACCAGCCTAACAGGAACATTCGTTTCATCTGGTTATTTGATTAACGATGTTGATACAAATATAATCAATCAAGTCTATCCAGTATTTCAAACAAATGCAGATAATAAAATATTTACAAACTCAAACAGAGTTAGCAGATACGAAAGGTGTAGATTTTTAAATAATATTTTTGCAATATCTGGAAACAATGCAAACATTTCAATAAATTCAAGTGGTAACTTGATAGCAGAAACAGGATCAAATTTTATACAATTATCAAATGCATCTGTTGACTTTAGCAAAAACTCACCAACTGATGAGTTAAGGCTTGCATTTTCTGTTGTCAACAAAGTTGGTGCATCCCTCACTCTCCCAAAATCTGCAAGAGTTATAGTTGAGTTTTCATCTACAGGTAGTTTTAAAACTGGAAAGTGGGCAATCTTTGAAGCAGTTGTAGATGATACTAATAATAACTTCGCAACCAATAGATATTTTGTTGTAAAGAAACAACTTCAGCAGTTACAAAAGAGTCCTGAATTTTCCTGGGCAGAAGTAAAGAATGTTAGAGTATATGCCTCAGTTATGAAAGACAATAGCGGAGTGCCAACTTCAGACTTTTATGTTTGTTTAGATGGACTTAGACTTGAAAATGTTACATCTAACAACTCTGTATATGGGTTGACTGGATACTCAGTTATAAAAACACCAGAAGCAAAAACAATTATTAAGTCAGCAAACACAACAAACTATATTGAATTTAGATTTGGATTGGATGTATTGTAGTGGCAGACTCAGGAATAAAAAATATTGTTGTAAAGAAAGAATTACTAGGGAAAATAACAACAGAGAATGGAAGAATTGCAAGATTTAGGTTAGTGTCAGAAGACAAAAACAGAAAATCTGCATGGTCTCAAATATTTTCAGTAAATTCTGAATTAATCCAAGTTCTCCCAGGAGATATAAATGTTGTTGGCAATACAGTGCTTGTTAACTGGTCAAAAGGATCTAGAACTTCTACCCAAGAGATGTATGATGTTTTTGCTTCATTTGATGGTGGTGCCTATCTAAATGTTGGTGTTGCAGTTGGCACAAGTTATTCATTTTTAAAAACTGGAACTACGTCTGTAAAGGTTTTGGTCCAGTTGGCATCTATAAACCCAACAGTAAAGACCTCTCTTAAGGTTTATGAATCTCCAGTCAAGTCTCTGGTATAATTAGAGTATGTCAAAATTGCCTACGCCCGAAAGAGGGCAACCTCTAGATGTTACACTTATGTATCAGATTATTCAAACTATTAATGATTTGTCTGCTCAAGTAACTCCATCAATTAATAAATATGTTACAGTAGATACCAAGGACTCTGGAAAGCAAAGCGCAAAGATTTCAGAAGCCCGTATAATCGGTGGCTATGTTCAAGTAACGCAGGGCACAACAAAGACTGCAGGAACTTCTGAGCCATTTTCTTATCCATTTGGAACAGACTTTAAATTTGCACCAGTAGTCACAGTAACCCCTATAAATGTCGGAGGTACAGATGCTGGTAAGGATGTCACGGTAACAATCAGTAGCATCTCAACTTCACGAGTAGAAGGAATAGTTAAATTTAATACTGGTGGAGATACAACTATTGGTATCAACTTAATCATAGTTGGAATACCTAACTAATGATGTCTTGCAAAAAATGCAAAGGTAGAATGTTTATAGATAGACAATATACTGAGATCAACCATCTAGAAGTATACTGTATGAGTTGCGGAGTGAGAGTATTTTTTCATCCACCTAGCCACACTTTGGAGGGACAATGGTTACTAAAAAGGGAACTATTGAGAGCGAAAAATACAATGAGTCACCTGTAATACCAGGAAACAAAAGGGTTTGGTTTCTTAACGGAGACCTTGTTAGAATCCATCATTTAAATAAGTCTAATGGGATAATGTCTGTTTATAACATTACTAAAGATCAAATCGAAAGTTGTTTAATTAGTGACTTTAAAAATAAAAGAGAACGAGCATACACCGTAGGACAGACTGCTGATTTAGTTAATCGTCATAAAAAATATCTTCCAGACTTAATGAAGCGAGGAGTTATCCCATTTCCAACGGGATCTCAAAAAGGCGGAGCCAGAGGGTTCCAAGTAAGATCATATTATTCAGAATCGCAGGTAAGAGCAATACGTGATATACTTGCTTCATACCATATTGGCAGACCAAGAAAAGACAAATTAATAACAAACGATATTACGCCCAGCAAGCAAGAGTTGACACGCAGAATGGGCGATGGTATACTTACTTATAGGAAAACAGAAGATGGTCGATTTGTTCCAATTTGGAACGAGTCTATTTAACGAAGGGTATAAAATGTCAGACAGCAATTATGTAGTAACGAATGAACCAACAAAGGTATCTGTAACTCTTGGATACACATTAAATCTAGGAAATTTTCAATCACTAAGACTTGATCTTGGCGTTGTTGACAGTTCACGCAATGGAGAGACAGTCGATCAGTCTTTTGAGCGTGTTTATAAGTTTGTTGAAGACAAACTAACCGCAAAGATTTTAGAGGCCCAATCGGAGGCTGCTGAAGGATAATGGCAGAACGCAAAGACCGCATGGCTTTGCTTTCAAGATACAGTAAGTATCATACCGCAAGGTACGAATCAAAGCCATCTCTTAATCTAAATGTAGAGCAGTGGGCTTCTGATGCCCTTGTAGAATCATACACACTGCCAGGATGCTACGATATACTTGAGTATTACTTTTCGGTTGCAGAGAATCCATCTTGGAATTACTTTGCATACAATGCAGAAAAAATATTACAGGCACAAAAAGATAAAATTAAAGATATAGCAGAGCGCAATGAGCGCAGACGATTAGCAAAGGAGTGGTTAAGTGAATAACACAGAGGCAAAACTACTTACGGCTGTCTTAAAAGATAAACAAATCCATGTTCTGCTCCAAGCCAATGTCGACAACCTTCTTAGAACACACGGAGATATCTGGAATTTCGTTAGACTATATTTTGAAAACAATTCAGTCCTACCACCAGTAGAGTTGGTTACTGAAAAGTTTAGAGACTTTGATCCAGTGTCAGGTGTGGGCGCAACAAAGCATCATCTTGAAGAGTTGCAGGGCGAGTACCTAACAGATAGCCTAAAGGATATAATTAGATCCGCAGCATCTGAAATCCAAAATAACAATGGGAATGGTGCCCTTAATGAATTAATTACAAAGACTTCAGAACTAAAAAAGAATACTGCTGCAATTCGTGATATTGATGTTACTGATCTTGAGTCTGCTATTGCTTACTTTGAAAATGTTAAAAAGCAGCAGGCACTAGGTTTATCTGGAATTAAGACAGGTCTTCCAGGATTTGATAACTACCTACCTTCTGGAATTATGCCAGGACAACTTGGAGTATTCCTTGCTTATCCAGGAATTGGAAAGTCGTGGCTTGCACTTTACTTTGCTGTTCAAGCATGGAAGCAGGGTAAGTCCCCAATGGTAATCTCTCTTGAAATGTCTGAGACCGAAGTTCGTAATCGTGTATTTACTATTATGGGTGAGGGTCGTTGGTCACACAGAAAGATCAGCAATGGCGAGATTGAAATTGATATGCTAAAGGATTGGCATGCAAAGAATCTTGCAGGCAAGCCAGAGTTTCATATCATTTCAAATGATAGCGGTGGAGAGATTAACCCTTCAGTTCTTCGTGGAAAGATTGACCAGTACAAGCCAGACTTTGTAATCGTTGACTACCTTCAGTTGATGGCTCCTAATCAGAAGTCAGATAACGAAACGGTACGAATGAAGAACCTTTCAAGAGAACTTAAACTAATGGCTATCGGTGAAGAAGTTCCTATTATTGCTATCTCGTCTGCTACACCAGATGATGTTAATGACCTCTCTACGGTCCCTACGCTGGGTCAAACGGCATGGTCTAGACAGATTGCTTATGATGCTGACTGGGTGCTTGCATTAGGCCGTGGGACAAACAGTGATATCATTGAATGTGCATTCCGTAAAAACCGTAATGGATTTATGGGAGACTTCCTAGTCCAGTGTGACTTTGACAAGGGATACTATAGATATAAAGACTTTGAAGATAAGTAGTTATAATATGGTATGTCAAAAAAGAATGATATACCGTATGAATCATACCATCATAAGCCTATCAAAAGGTTTTACCTTGATGGAATAATTCACGATGATTCTATGATCGGAAGGCTCAAAGAAGAGTATATACGATTATTGACTTCAGAAATGAAACTAAGTGGGTATGTTCCAAGAATTGATCTTGACCCAGACTTCACAATAGGGTATAATGATATAAAGAACTTTTTTGAATTTGAATTATCAATACAGGCAGTCTACGCAGGGAAAAGGAAAAGCGAATGGATAGCAGGAATAGACGGAACCAAACCCATCTTTATTCCGCAGAGCAAGTCAAGCGAGTCCTTACAGGATCGGGTATTACCGTAGAGTCTGAACTTGATGCAGACTTTATGATCTTTTGTCCATTTCACAATAATCACAGAACCCCAGCAGGAGAAGTACAAAAAGGTAGCGGAATGTTCTTTTGTTTTTCTTGCCAAAAATCTGCAGACCTTATAGAACTAGTTATGCATACCTCTGGCAGAACATATTTTGAGTCTGCAAGGTTTATAAAGAGCAAAGAAAAGTTAAGTAACATTGCTACAGAGATTGAAAAGGTTCTTGTAAAAGAAGAAGTCTACAAAACTTTTGATGAACTTATTATTAAAAGACTACACAATGGTTTAGTTGCTTCAGAAAGAGCAAGAAATTATTTTACATACAGAAAAATTGAAAAGTCATCTTGCATAAAGTTTGCGTTGGGCTATTCAGAAAAGCAAGATATGGTAACTGTTCCAGTCCATAGCCCAGATGGTATTCCGCTTGGGTTCGTTGGTAGATCTATTGAAGGAAAAGATTTTAAGAATACTCCAGGACTTCCAAAAAGCAAAACACTCTTTAATTTGCACAGAGTCAAGAAGTCTGATAGAGTTTATGTAGTGGAGTCTTCATTTGATGCCATTAGGCTTGATCAAGTAGGGCTACCAGCAGTAGCAACACTTGGTGCAAATGTATCAAGCACACAAATAGAATTGCTTCAGAAGTATTTCAATAACATTATTGTTATTGCTGATAACGATGAGGCGGGAGGAAACATGAAAGATAGAATAGTTGAAAAACTTTCTACTCGTGTTTCTGTTATTAAACTAAACAATCAGTATAAGGATATTGGAGATATGCCAGACGAAGAACTTCGGAATTTAGAGTTTCAGTTTGACAAATCAATATCTCTTATGCTAAACTAATATAACAAACAAAGGAGAAATATATGAGCGTAGTAAAGGGACTCAAGAACATTAATGCCCTGCTCGACAAGCCAAAGTATGAAAACGACGGGCCAAAGTTAAAGTGGCTAAAACTTGCTGATGGACAATCGGTTAAGATTCGATTTATCGAAGAACTTGATGAAGACTCAGCAAACTATAGTGAAAGTCGTGGACTAGCACTAGTTGTTAAGGAACACGTAAATCCAAAGGACTACAAGCGCAAGGCTGTAGACACTATGGAATCAGAAGGTCGTGACTGGGCAGAAGAAATGCACCGCAAGGATCCAAAGGCAGGATGGCGTGGCCGTCTTCGCTTCTACTGCAACGTACTAGTTGACGATGGAATCGAAGCACCATATGTTGCTATCTGGTCAATGGGTATCAGCAAGCAGTCATCATTTAATACAATTCGTGAGTATGCACTTGAAACAGGAAGCATATCAAACGTACTATGGAAGTTAAAGCGTAATGGTCAGGGAACTGAAACCAATTACACACTTATTCCATCAGCACCAGACAAGGAACCATTTGATTGGAAGGCTGTAGAGCCTTATCCTCTTGAGTCAGCACTTAAGAAGATTCCTTATGCCGAGCAAGAAGCATACTACTTGGGCTTTGATGGCCCATCTGTAACTTCATCTACCAACGCTGATTGGTAATATGAACTACGTCGGCTT